ATCAAGCGTTGCCACGCCGCCAGAAGCAGAAGCGCCATTGATTGTAGCGTTGCCAGCCGCAGCGACAGCCTGAGCGGCGCAGACAGCGGTGGCGGAAAGGGTAGCAGGGACAACGTCGAAGATATAAACGCGACCCAAGGGGCCGACGCCCGCGAAAACCTGACCGGGGCCAGCCCAACCTTGGGACTGAGGGCCAGTGGCTGCACCGAGCCAGAGATCATCACTATACTGAGGCATTGGTCTTCTCCATGAAAAGCTTGACCGGATTTCGGTAGGGGTATTTTTGCATAAAAAGAAGGGGCGGTCCAGCCGCCCCTTCCTGTTGGCTTAGACGCCAGCGGTGCCGTAGACACCACGAGGATCGGTCCAGCCGAGGTCATAACGCTCGGTGGACTTGAAGCGCATCGAGTCGGTTTCAAAATCGCCCTCCATGCTCTTTTCGAGCTTGCGGCGCATCATGAGCTTCAGACCCTCGGGGGCATCCGTCTCGACCCACCAAGCGGTGGTCGAGGTCAGACGAGACAAGTTAGCCTGACCACCGGACAGCAATCCCATCGACTTCACCGGGTTGATGTCGTTGTTCCCCGTGCCGGTGCGGAGGACGCTCTTGAGGAGCACTTCCGCCTGAAACACGTTGGAGGGCGACACAACCAGCTTGGTCGGGTTCAGACGGATGCGCTTGCCGTTGTTGTCAACAGCGTTGCGGACCTGAATGAGGATCTGCTCCAGCGAGGTCTGCGACAGCGCGGCGGCGGTCGCAAGCTGATTGGAGAAGGTTCCGCTGATGATCGGGTGATCGGTCGCGACAAGAGACTTGCCGTCACCGCCCGCATAAGCGCCGTTGAACGCGCGGTTCAGCACGTTCGCAGCCAGCGTCTCCTTCGTCTCGACCAGAGACTGGGCGAGATGCTTGGCGTAGGTCTGGCCGATACGGATGTGATCACCGTCCTCGACAAGAACCTTCGTCAGAGCGAAGGCAAGGCCATAGACCTTGTACTGGTAGCGCTTGATGAAGAGGACACCACCGGACTGGTAGGTGACAGCCGTGCCATCGGGCAGCTCGGGGGCAGCCCCGAAGCCGAAGAGAACGGGCTCTTCATGGTAGTTGCGGGGAATGCCCTGCTCTTCGCGGAAGACCTGCTTCCACTCGTCAGAACGCTGATCGTAAACGCCGTCGAACGCCTCGTTGAGGATGGGCTCGACAATGGACCGGAAGTCCGTACTGCGCATTGGTGTTGCCATAACGGGGACTCCCTATCAGAAGGCGACGATTGTGGCGACGTACTGATGCTTGGAGATCTGCACCTGCACGACTGTATAAGCATCGCCGCTGGCATTATCTATGCCGTTAGCAATACCGACGACTCGCATCTGCGCGTTACCAGAAGTGGTCACGGTGCCGACGCCGAGGGTAGCGATAGAGTAGCCGAGACCGTTGGTGGAGGCGACAGCACTGAAGTTGAACTGATTGCCAACATTGGTCTGCGAGAGAGAACCATCAGCCTGAATCTCGTAAACGAGATAGGGGTCCATGGTGTAGTAGGCAATGATCTCAGTCGCCGTCGTGCCCGAGGGCCAGCTAGGCGAGATCACCGGACGCTGAGCGCCCGAGGGGAGATACTGGCAACCGGCGAAGACGCCGATGAAAGCATCACCAACAGCGGCGGCCTGAAGAGTGCCGTCGGTGCCCATCTTAACCGGCTGACCCGTGTAGAGGTCGGCGGCGTAGGTAGACAGGATTGTGCCCTGCATTTCACGAATGATCCCGGACGGGCTATATGCCGCGCGGAGACCGAAGGGAGCATTGGTCGAAGACATCTTCGATTCCTTTTGCTAGGTGAGGGGACGCCCTACTCGAATACCGGGTTGGGCGCAGCTTCACGCAAGCTCGACATACCGTCTTCCTCGACTACCTTTGTCTTGCTGCTACGAGCACGAGCCTCCATCGTATCCATGTCCGAGGTGACTTTCTCCTCCTCACGCAGTGGCGCGTCATGATGCGCCTCTCTCATGATTCGGTAGTAGAGACGCTCCGGCAGCTTGGCCGCAATCATCTCATTCACCCCGATCAGGCCAGCGTATTCGCCGGTTTTGACGGTCGCGTATTCCCAACCCGGAACCTCTTCAGGCTTGACCGGCTCGTATCCGAGACGGAACCGCGCCTGAATTGAATCGCGCGGATTAGTCGTAGTCAGCCAGCACAAGTGATATCCGGGGATCTCAGGCAAGTCTGGCAATGCGCTTTGATAAAACGAGTTGCGGAACATCTCGATTCGGTCATCGTCGGAGATCTCTCGATTCTCTGTTACAGCGCGATCATCCATCGCGCGGCTACGACGTGCCGGGTCGGCGATTTTCTTCAGTCGTTCATCGTTACCAAGGTTCATAGCTCGCTCCTTCAGCGCGCAGATTTCAAATCACGATCCGTTTCTTGGTAGCGCTTCAACATGCGCTGCCGCAGAACAGGATCATCCCAGTATCCCGCATCCTTCATCGCTTGTACGCGCTCAGGATTGAGATAAACCTTCCGCGAGCCGGGAGAACTTATTTCCCTCGATCCGCTGACAGGAGGGCCACGCCTCCCTGTCCGTTGGTTAGGAGTATAGTCTGAATCGTCGTCATCTGCAAAGCGGTGCGGAAGACGCTCAGAAAGGCGGCGGTCAAGCTCTTTCCAATACCGTTTGGAGGTAGGGTCAAAACCCTCAGCCACCAACCCGGCGTCGATGGTTTTGGCCGCCATAGAGTCGGGGTCATTGCCGTTGGGGTTGAACCAGCGGTTCCTGTCAGCCCACTCCTCGGCCTGCTCCTTAACTTCGCGGCTTTGAACGACCGGAGGAACGGATACCTGACTCTTGACACGGTTAAGCTCAGTCGCCCGAGCCATAGCCTGATCACGCTGCCGCAGAAGCTCAGGGACTTTGGCCCCATCGCCGATCTCGATAGCCTTGCCAAGGGCGGCTTCCGTTGCTCTAACAGCGTTCAGGGCATGGTTGTAGCTCTGCTCAATAGAACCCTTCTGGGTGGCTATTGCATGAGTTTCAACGGCCTCGACACGCTGCTGGAGCAATCTGTTCTGCTCTTTCAGCCACTCAAGCTCTTCCTTGCTCTTGTCGCGAGCATAGCGCTGGGTCTCACGGCGGCGCTTGCGCTCACTGCGCCGAGCTTCACGTCGTTCGTCCTCTTCTTCGTTGCGAGATTCTGAAAGTCGCTCATCATCCGGCTCATCGGCTTCGTCTACGTCCTCAACCGGGATCAGCTCTTCTTCCTGAATTTCAGCCTTTTCGGTGCTGTTCATGTCAGACTCCTACCGGCTCGTCGTCATCATTCAGGGCGGTTTTAGGCTCAATTCCGCCAGTGATATTGAGATCGTCAAAAATGGCAAATTGGACCTTGTCGATGTAGTCGTCATCGACTTTGTAGGATTTTTCCCAACGAAGGCCGCCGTATTTGGGCACGAAGACGTACTCACCGGCTTCACACCAGCCGCCTTCCGCCCAAGTTTCCATGGTGTTGCGATTCTTGTAGCCCAGAGGGCCTATGGCGATGACCTTGGCGACACAAGTGTTGTCCATTTGCGTGTCGGTGGCATCTTTGGTCATGTAGAGGCCGCTTTTGCGCCTCGTCCGCACCCTGCGGACCTGAACAAGGACACGGGAGCCAAAAGGCGTGATCCCGGGATCCATTTTTGGGAATAGTACCGTTTCTTTAACCGTAAGCGGATCTAGCGCGGCGTTTTCGACCATGCTCATCGTCTTCTCCTTCTGCCAAGGTCTCCTCTATGATCGCAATAGCGCGACCCAGACCGGCGTAACGTCCTGCCCTGCGCCCGTACTCAAAGATTGAGCCGTCGCCGGGCTGCTCCATAGTTTCGTGGGCTACCCGACTTTGTTCTTCGAGTAGCCTCTTAATGATGATTTCAAGCATATAGTCTCCAAGTCAAGGACTATTTCTTTGCATCAAAGGAAGATAGTCCGCTTTTGGCGGGAGCGTCATTTTTTCCAGAAAGATTCTTGTGGATACCAAACGACTTGTGGGGCGTGAGCATGTCGTTGGTCATGTTCTTGGACGCGCCAGAAGGCTCGTTATTGACGGCCATGCCCATAGCAAGACGCTTATGCTGGGGAAGAAGAGAGTTATCCATAGTAGACCTCAAGGGTTGATTCCGTGGCCAGTGGAGAGGTTCGACTTGCCGCCGTGCTCGGCCTCAAACACGGCAAGTTCTTTCGCGGTCATATTGTCTTCGCGATTCATTTGGACCTTCGCAGAAAGCTCCATCTGGCGCTCTTGCATCTTGATCTGGTCAAGCTGTGTTTCACGGGAAACACGCGCTTGATCAAGCTCAAGTTTGCCCTGATCGTACTGAGCCTTGCGCTGCGTCTCGGCCATGAGCAACTTGGCCGGGTCTTCCGGCGGCGGCGGCTTGAGGGTTTGCAAGAACTGCTGGGCCTGTTGGATAACAGGCGGTACGCCCTGCAAGGACTGGTCAACGTCAGGCATGAACCTTTGAGAGGCCATGGCCAAAACGCGATCAACCTCAGCAGACACGTCTTTGTCCTTCCCCTCAAGAAACTTCTCAAGCGGCATGCCAACCATATCACTAGTCTTTTCATACAGATAGGTTGAGTACCAGTAGACCATATGCTCTTTCAGATGCTGGAGCATCCCCGGGATCAAGTTCGGGCCGATCAACTGGCTCATGCCGAAGATCGGATTGCTCAAGAAATCAAGGTGCACCTGAATATGGGCTAGATGATCCTGCATCGGGAACGCCACAACAGGGCGCTGCAATGTCATCGCAAGGTTCTCATTGACCGCATTGAGCTCGATTGGCTCTTGTTTTGGCGCAAGAAGCGCCTTGTAGTCGGGGATTTTCATCCCAGCCAAGAACCTCTCCTCAACCACACGGGGGTTATAGAGAGTCGGCGCGGCTGCTGCTCGCTGCACGATGGCTTGCATCTGCGCAGCGCGCTGTACGTCCGAGAAGATGTTTGGATCAGATACAGGCACAACATCCATTGGGCCTTGGAAGTCCTTGGCCCGGCACATGTCCTCGCCGGTCACGCGCTCAATATACTCGTCATCAATATGCTTTGAGTTCAGACGATGCAGAACCTTCAGCGTCATGCTCATGGAGTAGTGCAGGCGCGCGTGAATCGCCGAGAACACCGTCATGCCCTGCTCGATCATGGCGAGCGTTGTACCGACAGGGACGTTCGGGTTCTGATCCTGAAGTTTCTCGTATGTGGTGCGGACAACTCCACGAGCAGCTTCGGTGACAAACCCAAGCAACTGATACAGCACAGCATTTGGCGGATTGAATGGAACCGCCATGGCGATCTTGCGAACGTCATCGACGCCAACGCCGCCCTCGATCTCCGTGACCTGCGTCGGCTCAATGCGGTCTGTCTGGCCGCCACGAGAGCCGCCCTTCAGCTTCAACATGCCCGGGAAGTTGTTGATGTGCGCGGAATCCAGAAGGGCCCTCAGAGCGCCTGTAGCAGCCGCAGACAAGCTGCCAATCATGTGAGGCAGGCCGATGGGGTATGCTCCGCGCCAAGGCACGAACGGCCACTCCACCATATGGATCAGCTCTTCCTGCTGCTGATCGTCAGGATCCCAATTCCTGTAGACCGACAGCACTTCTTTGGTGGTGTGGTCGATGGTGACAAGGTATGGCGCAAGGCCGAAGTTGTCCTCAAAGTCGAGATAACAAGCAACCTCAAAGATCGTGCGCTGCCCGTCTTCATTGTAGCCGTTCTGCTCACGGCCCTCGATTCTGTTGTTTGCCTTCTGCGGCCCCGTAAGCTCAGGCTCTTGCGGCGAAACAAGGTCTATATCCCTGTACATGCCTGTTCCGACACGTTTTTCAAACTCAAGGCGCGTGATGTACATCACATGCGTCTTGCGCTCTGCGGTGTAGAAGCTGGTCGCGCTGTAAGGCAAGTAGACATCGTCAATCGGGACGAAGACAGCCAGCGGGCGATTGCGCTGGTCATCCCAGACAAGCTTCATGTATTGCGCGCCGCCGAGCGGGATCTGGGTCGTCATCTGCTCCAATTCGGGGCGGAACTCGACCATCTGCTGAGTCAGCTGCCAGTTCAGGAACTTCTCCTTGCGGAGGGCTTTTTCCATCTTGGCTTGCGTAATTTCACCGGGGATAAATTGTTTAACCGGCCCATTAGCAGGAAACAATTCCTTAATTACACGGGAAGAAAAATCTATGCAAGCTTCGGTGAGCATAGGATGCACAACCTTGGAAGCGCCTTGGAAATCAGCGCCACCGGGGGCGTCATCGCCCAATCCTGTACGGCGCAAACCTTCTTCATATTGCTTGTCGCGAAGTGACCTAGCTTCTTTGTCTCTATCAATAAATTCAAGGAGTTGACTGGAAATTGACATCATCTCCGAGCCACTCATGTCTTCCGCTAGGTTGACATAGAACTCGGCGTTTTCCGTCATATCAGGCCCTTCGAGGGTGACGACAGCAGAGCCGTCCTCATTCTCCTCGACATCGCTCTCCTCATCGGGCTCCATCTCCAGCTCGACGCCCTTGTCTTCATCTTCCATGGTAATTCCTTACGAATTTCTGAGGGTTGATAGAGGCGATTGGCCAAGAGCATACCCCACATTTGGGTTTTGCGGTACTGGGGCCACCGCTGGTGCTGCGTTGGTGTTACGCGCCCCGAGGGTTTGTTGCAAGACAGACATTCCGGGAGCAGCTGCGGCAGGCGCAGGAGCCATCGGTGATGCATGAGGAGCATCAGATCCAACAGTATCGCTGGGGGCCATCCCCGGAGGCTGAGCGATGATCCCAACAGGCCCTTGCCCATCTGTAAACGCCATCGTCGGGAAAGACGACATGGTAGGCATTGAAGGGGGATTCTGTGGGGATACTAAGCCGCCGTCAGCAAAGTAAGCGTCGGCGTCGAAGTAGCCGCCGCCTGCCGCAGTGACCTCTTGGGTATATGGCCTGAAGAACGCTGTCTCCGCGCCAGAACCGTATGTGCTGGAGGGACCGCCAAGGCCCGCATATTCGCGTCCGTAGATGTACCTTTTTTGAGCACCACCACCGCCGCTGGTGGTATCCGCGCCGCCACCAGTGATAGTATCGGCTCCGCCGCCGCCGGTATTATCGGTGCCACCGCCGCCGCCAAGGCTATCCTGAATCGTGGTTGTCGCTGCGCCCGAACCGGATCCACCTGACCCAGACCCGCCGTCACCGCCTGCTCCGCCTGAATCACTTGCGCCGCCTGAACCGCCTGAACCGCCTGAACCTGCATTTCCGCTACCAGCCCCCTCCGAACCGGCTCCGCCCGCCCCAGCTCCGCCTGCCCCAGCGCTACCGGATCCAGACCCAGACCCAGCGCCAGCGTCTCCTGCACCAGCACCAGCACCAGCACCAGCACCAGCACCAGCACCAGCACCAGAGCCAGCACTACCAGAGCCAGCACTGCCAGAGCCAGAGCTGGCGCTGCCTGCACCTGCACCTGAATCTGCACCAGAACTCCCCGCAGCCACAGACTTGTCAGCGCCAATAGCGGCAAGCAACCCGGCGGCTTCAGCGGCCTTGGCTTGTTCCGCCGTCATGCCCAAAGTGCCGTAGGGATTCGTCGTAGCAGTTTCGGTCTTGTTGCTGTCCAACATACGCTGATCAAGAATTTCCTGACCCCTAGCGGTGTTGGCGATCTCGACGCCATTTTTATCAACTGTAATGTCAGGCTGAGAGCTCGCAGCGCCAGCTCTGGCATCCGCCGCCCACAAGCCAGATACTTCATTGGGGTGGGTATTCACCCAATTCTGCATGGCTGTCTGGTCAGCAAATTGCTGCATATAGCTCAAAAGGTTGCCCTTTTCCGCAGCAGCCTTGGCTCCAGCGGATATATCCTGATTTTGCGTGGTGGTATTCTGAGAAGAGCCTCGACCGCTCTGCGTTCCAAAAACGCCCTGCGTAGCGGCTTGCGCGCCTCCAATGCCAATCCCACTCAAAATGTCCGCGATAGCTTGGCCAATGCTGGATGTTCCGCCGGATTCAGTTTGGCTTGCATTGCTGCCTCTATCGCCAGAGGCGTCTTTCTCCCCTGTATCAGCAGTCGAAGCGGACTGATTTGAGTTTGCAGCAGACTGGGTTGCAGCTGCCTGCTGGGCTTGTAAATCAGCAATCACATCATCAATATTTGACAGGCTTAACACCTCGTCTGGGTCTGACTGGGAAACGGAAAGAGACATACCCGGACCAGTAATCGTAGCAAAATTGTCGGCAATCTGATCAGCTGTCAGGCCAAGCGTATTAGCAAACTGATCCGCAGTTAGATTAGCGGCAGCCTCTTCAGCGTTCTGCGACGGCATATCAGCAGAGTTTTCCTCACCAGCACCAGCCGCACCAGCCGCACCAGCACCAGCCGCACCAGCACCAGCCGCACCAGCGCCAGCTTCACCAGCGCCAGCTTCACCAGCACCAGCCGCACCGGCGCCTGCCTCACCAGCACCAGCTTCACCAGCGCCAGCCTCACCGGCACCAGCCTCACCGGCGCCTGCGCCCTCCCCACCTGCACCTTCACCACCGCCTTCACCACCGCCTTCACCACCGCCTTCTCCGCCACCCTCTCCACCGCCGCCTTCGCCACCACCGCCAGCATCGCCGCCACCGCCACCATCATCGCCACCACCGCCGCCGTCACCACCCCCGTCACCACCGCCATCGCCGCCGCAACCTTGAGATATCAAGGCAACAGTCTTGCTTTCATGGATGTCAGCCCAAGCTCCGCCAAGCATATCCAGCAATGCTCGCTGCTCAGCCGTGATCAGGGGGATGACCTTCGCCGAAAGCCGATCAAGGGGGATCTGAGCAACCAGAGCTTTCGCCACCGGGTTCTCGTCGGCCACATAATGCTTGAGCAGCTTGGCAGCCAAGGCCCGGAGGTCGTTGTCGTTCATGGCGTGATCATCCGTTCTAGGTTCGGGTATTTCGCCAATTTTACACCATTATCAATGAGATTGGCTACCTCGATCAAACGAAGAGCTTCAATGTCAACCTCAAGCTTCTCGCCAGTCCTGTAATCGCGCACGTCGCCGCTCTCCAGTCCATCAGGTCGGTTGATGCGGGAGAAGTCCCAAGCAAGTTGCTCGGCGCGCTCCCCAAACAGCCCAGCGATGATCGGTCGCTGCTCTGGCTTCACCGTCACCGTCTGGAACACGCTGGTCCCGTAGATCGAATGCAAGCCGCCGCCAAGCGCCACATCCTCGTCAGCGCCCATGCGCAAGAGATCGTCATATGTGTTGACCAAATGCTCACCGAGAGTGCGCCCAACATGCGACTGATGCATCTTGCGAAACGCTCCAAGCCGCTTGAGCGCGGTGAACAGCAGGTGCCGCTTACTCACGAGGCTTCCCCTTCAACACAAGCACCTTGCGGATCGTCGGGCAGATTCGGCTTACGCCTCGTCCAGCATGCTTCACATTGCCCGGGAAGATCGTCATGCGGCCATAACGGGGCAAAACAGCTTTCACAACGTCATCATCGTCATTGAAGAACACGGTTTCGCCAGCCCACTCGGGTTTCCAGTCTTTTTCAACGTAAATAATGCACGTTTCGTCGGTTGAGAACTTGGAATCGCGATGGATGTAGCCCTCAACGCCATAAGTGTGAGCATTCGAGTAGGCGCGCACCAAAACCGGCGTCGTCGGCATAAAACGAGGCTGGATGTAGTCCCAGAGATCGCGGATGCACTGCGGAACTTCGTGATAGACCTCTTCACGCTCTATTTTGCTGTCAGAAAGCACCACATTCCAGTGTCCAAAACCCAACATTTGGCTGGATTTCCAACCATATCGCCAATTCCGGCTGTCAATTTCGTCAATCGCAGCGTCCAACAAGTTCTGCGGAATCTTTCCGTCATAACAGCGGATCTTGTCTGCCTCGGTGATCTCTTTTGCGGCCTCAAGAAGGCTCGCATCAGCCTTCAGCAGTTCCATTAATGCCGTGATCGGGTCCATTCTAGATCCTTTTGCTGATTTTATTCAGTGCTTCAGCCATTACTGGGCGGCTTTTAAGAACAGAACTGCCCAGAGCGCTGCCAACAGCCTCGCGAGTCCGTTGCATCGCCTCCTTGCCCTTCGTCCTATGCATCCGTGGACCCATGTGATCGGATCCAAGGAACTTGTGCGGCCCACCCATCATTTCGTTGAGGCGGGCAAAGGTGTGCGCAGAAGATTTATACTTCTGGAACCGCCTCATCAAGCCGACAACGTCGCCGTTCATGATCTGCTTGGCGTACTCAATCGCCCGCTCAGGTGGTATGAACATGCCGCTCGCCACCCTTATGAGGTAGGCAAGGTGCCGCAGATCCATCCCATCGTTGTGCGCGATTGCGGCAATGTCGCTGGCAACCTCGTCCACCTGCTCGGGGATGCTTTTTGCTTCTACTTGGCCGCCTTCTGCAAAACCTTTTTTGGCGGCATCGCGCGCAGCCTTCTTCTGCGCCTTGAGCTTCTCGGCTTTGGCGATAGCCTTGCGGGACTTCTCAAGTTGGTTGACCGTCGTTTTCACGTTTTTTTCTTGGTGGGCGACGGCATCATCATATTCACGGAAGAACTTTCCATCGCCAAGCGAATAGCTGCCGTCATGGCGCGGATCATAGACCATATGCAGGACATCTGGATTACCCTTGTTGAACGTGCCAAACGTCTGGGCATTCCAGTCTGCCGGGGCATACTCGGGGTTGAACGCCATTCGAGACGTTGTTTTGAACCCGCTTTCGCCGTAAATCGTCGGCAAAACAGTGTCATATGCGTCGAGCTTGCGCCCACCCTGCGCTATAGCAAGATCCAGCAACGGGTTTGAGACGCCCCTGTGCGGGCCGCCGGGTTTGTTGAAGACAGAGACGATGTCGTCGCCCTTCAAAGCAAAACCAGCCGTGCCGTCCGGGGTCAGGAACAGTCGCATGTCCTTGTACTCAGCGGGATCATAGAGCGACACCGCAGCCCCAAACTTAGATTTTTCCTTTGCGTCTTTGATGGCGCTATGGAACGCCTGCGCGGATTGATCGCCAGCCTCCAATTCGTAAACAGGTGGCGTGGATTTGCCATCTGCGTTGTAGACGCGAGAGGCCTTGCGGCTGGGCTGGTAGACTTCCTTCACCGGGGCGTCAAAAACAGGCGGGGCTGCCTTTAGAGCTCGTCCTCGTACTGTTTGATCAACGAGGCCATATGTGCGCGGTATCCCTGATCCGAAGCCTTCTGCGGCCCGGGCTCGGGCGACGGTGCTTCCTGAGACATCGGATACTGCACCTTCAGCAGGTTGGCGAAGAGCTTCTGCGGTTCGGTGCTCGGCATCATTGATGAGCTTATCGACGCGCTCTCGATTGACTGTTTGGTCTTCATGCCAAGGCCTTCCTTCGGCTGACGTGACGGCAAAGCCACGATCTTTTACTGGAACCTTTATAGCAGAAATCGCCTTCTTGTCCAATGACGGATTTGCCACTGCGGCGTCTTTTCTGGCCTGCTCGGTCAGTTCTCTAGCATAAGCGTTAGCCTCAGCCCGGCCAGCGGGCGTGTTTGCGAACTCTCGCGCCTCGCCGGTGACCGGGTTCACAACTGACGGTGTCGGAGTCGGGATAGCGCCCTTTGTGTGATCTTGCAGGTATTCCTGAAGGCGGCTCATCTCCGCGACAGATAAACGCGCCTCAGACCCGTCTGATCTCGGCATCATGAAGTGGGGGCCTTCCGGGCCACGGAAATACTTAGCCCCATAAGCATAGGTCTGGTAGTCGCCCTGCTTGGAATAGATCCCGGCGAGCGGATCGGCCTCGCCCTGCGCCTGCTTGAGAATCGCCGGAAGGGTTCCGTGCGAGGCCTCCTGATTCGAGCGGGCGACCCACGTCTCCCAGTGGAAACGGCCCGGAGAAGCAGCTTCGGGGCGACCCAAGTCGGCATACATCTTGCCGACGTTCTTCATCAAGGCGTCTTCAAGCGCCTCATAAACGAGGATGCCCTTAGCGCCGTATGTGGCCTCAGCGAGCGAAGAGCCAGTCACAGCGGCCTTGCCGCCAGTTGCCCCCTCGTTTGCAGCCATAAACTCACGCTGAGCTGCGCGGCCCGCCTCGGTAGGGGGGAACCGCTTAACAGTACCATCGGCAAGCTCGACTGTGGGGACGGAAATGCCGTCCCAGATGTTGATGTCGCCGTAGCGGCCATCGTCCCACACGTTCTTCAACTGGATCCGGTCGATGACCATCACGTCATCACGTCCGGTCGCCAGCAGGATGAACGACACAACCTTGTTATCGATACCGACGCCCTCGCCAACCTTGGCGAACTCGCGGCGGATGTCCCGGCCAGACTTGGTCGGATCGCTCATGAGGTCGTGCAATTTCTGCATGGGCGTCACGCCATCAGCGCCCGGCGTTCCCATCTTGACAAGGAAGTCCTCGCCAAAAGCATTCAAGTTGTGCATAGCGCCAGCGCCCGGCTGCCCGGAGCCCTTCGGCGCTGTGGTGGCCGCCCATTCTTTGTATGGGCCTTCGGCGACTTCCTTAGTAAACTTACCTTCGGACGCCATTTTGATGTAGGGTTCAATGCCTTGGAAGGCGTCTAGGAACAGACCTTCATGGGTGAACGGGTTCACGCCACGGGACATGATGCCCCACATGAACAGCTTGCCCGTGTCTTCGACGCGCATCTTGCCGGTGTGGTAGGCGTCCAAAAACTCTTTGCCCGCCCTAAAACCGGCATCAGCGTCGGCGATCTGACCTTCGGTCAGGCCCTTCAACAGATCTGTGTACTCGCCAGTTTCTAAGGCCTTCATGAACCGATAAGGCGGGGCGACAACGTCCTTCGAGCCGAAGGCTTTTGACATGCCCTGCGCCCACTGCTGCGGGTCGGTGGCCATGTCAGGGAACTCTTCCAGCAGCGGCCCAATGCCCGCCAACTGGCGCTCGGCGTTCGAGTTCTTCGTGCTGTTCAGCAAGAACCCCTTGTCCGTCGCCTCGACGCCACTGTCCACGATATACATGGGGCCAAGACCGAGCTTCGTTGGAAGTTGCGCAGCCGCTCCATCCGTGGCGTCGATTGATTCCGTGATGTGATCGACCGCCATGGTGCGGACATCGGCGGGCTCAGGCGTTGCTTGAAAAGCCTCCTCAACGGGTTTGTAGAGCACAGGCGCGGTGGCGATCTCTTCAGCTCCTTCACCAGCCGCGCGCTCCGCGCCCTCAACAACACCGCGCTCGACACCCTCGACGACACCGCGCTCGACACCTTCAGCCGCATTTAATCCGCGCTTCAACTTGCCAGCGAGACGTGCGCCAATGCCGATGACGGGGACCGCGCCCGCTGAGGCCGCCCCGTAGAGCTGCCGCAGCACGTCAGCCTTCTGGGTGTCACCCTCGGCTTTGGCTTTTTGAAGATCGCTGTAGAGGTGCTTCGCATCATAGGCCGAGATGGCCTCACCGATGCCGGGGAGGAACCCTCCGACCGTCTTGGCGAACTCCATCGGGCTGCTCATCGCATTGCCGACGAAAGCGCTGCCCACCCGCTGGATGTCCTCCGCCACCCGCTGGGATGGATCCGGCTTCTGGGCCGTCGCCGCCAGATAGGATCCGATGGAGCCGGGGATGTCGCCAATGCCAGCGGCGGCCTCTTTGATCGGCTCGCCCACCGACTGCCCCATCTGCCCGGCGCGGATGCTGGCGGCCTCCACGGCCCCGTAGCCGGGGACATTGCGATAGTCGGTATCGTCGCCGATGACGACGTTGCCCAGCTCGTCATAGACCGGCCCGCCCTTGGCGAAGCTCGCCTGATACCCGCCGCCGACGTTCACGGCCTTGGTCGAGGGGTTGTAGCCGCCGTAGGCGTTCCAGCCCTCATTGCCAATGTTTGCGCCGTAGGTGGTGCCCTGCCCGGGCGTCTGCTGCGCAGTCACCCCGAAGTAGGCGTCGGCGTCGAACGGGATCGTAGCCCCGATCTGACGGCTCGCAGGCGCGCCGCGCTGAAGCGGCTGAGTGTACTGGTACGACAGGGGCCCGGCCTGCACCCTGCCGCCCACCATCTGCGGCTTGCCGCTCTCGGGGTCGCCCGATCCGATCAGGCCAGCCGATAGCGGACCTTGCGCGCCGATGTTGGCGCTGTACCCCTCAATGCTGCGCCCGGCGTTCGCCCCAAGCCTGTTCGGCTGGGTGCGGGGCCGCTCCTGATACTCGAAGTCCTCGCTGCGCAGGTCTCGCTCAATCCGGCGCATGCCCTCGGTCGGGCTTTCGCGGCGGCGGGGCAGGTACTGGTTGTAGGCAGGATCGAGATCAGGCGGCATAGGGGTTGCCCTTCGGTCGGTCATCACGCTCCCTCGGCTCGGGGGCCTCGGGTCTGGTCACCCGGATCATATCACGATCCGCAAGATAGCGAAGCCCCTGCACCCCGGCGTCCATCATGTCATCGTGCGGGATCGATCCCTCGCCCGAGAAGGTGCAGAGCTGCTCGACAAGCGGGTTCGCCCAGCTCACCGGATGCCCGGGGGCCTTGGAGCTCTCGACGACCCAGACGCGCCCGGCGGCGAACAGGGGCGAGACTGCATGGAGCCGGTCGAGCTTGCGGGCCCTGCCGGGGTTGTACGGGGCCGAGATGATGCCCTCCCGGCCCAGCGTCTGGCGCAGGCTGATCCCCGAACCCTTGTCTTCGATCAGCAGCAGGTCGGGCCTGCGCCCCGAGTTCTCCATGTGGCTCGGGCCGAACATGGGTTTCAAGATCGACCGCTCTCGGGGGGCGTACTCGGCCTTGTACTCTTTTTTCACCCGGCGGATCAGGTCTGGGAACCCGAGCCTGTCCTGCCAGCAGTCGAGCAGGATGATATCGCGCCGGTCGGGGCGGGGGCTGAAGACGCCCCAGACGCAGCAGGCCGAATAGTCGGGATCGCCCTTGACCGTCGAGCCGGTGTCCTCGGTGAAGGCGGTGTCCATCGACATCACGATGAACTCAAGCTCGGGCAGCTCGCCCTTCCAGAGCTTGATCCATGTGCGCTTGATGACGCCCATCTCCTCGGGATCGATCACCTCGGCGTGGATCTCCTGCCGCCCGATGGTGGTGCCTTCGTAGCGCAGGATCTGGTCCCGGAAGGTCGGGGCGAGGTTGCCAAGGTTGGCGTAGGTCGAGGCCCGGGTCACGATCACGTCCTTGCCCTCCCGGGCCAGCAGGTTGCGGATGATCGTGTTCGGCTTGGGGGTGGTGGTGGCGATGATCCGGGGATGGTCACCGAGGCGCATGCCGAACATCAGCAGGTCGAAGGCCTCGTCGGCCCGCTGCCACGCAGCCAGCTCATCGAGCCACCCGCCGTGGAACTGAGGGCCTCTGAAGCGCTCAGGCTTCTCGGCGGTGATGCCCTTGATGGTTGAGCCGTTCAAGAACTTGATCTCGATCTCCGACCGATTGTAGGTCTCGATCAGGCTCGGGGGGATGACGTTGATCAGGCCGCTCTCGCCCTCGAAGCAGACGCCTGTCAGATCGCCGTAGGTGGGCGCTGAAACCAGCCACCGGGTGCCCGGCTGAGTCACGGCCCATGATCCCAGCACCTCGGCGGCGGTGCGGGTCTTGCCCGCGCCTCGACCGGCCAGCAGAAGCCAGATGACCCAGTCGCGGTCTTTGGGCGGCACCTGATGCGGCAGGCGCTTGGTGATCCAGCCCATCTGCCAGTCGGCAATGGCGCGCTCGACCGGGCTCAGGCGCCCGTAGGCGGCTGAGAGGTCATCCACGCGCCTTGGCCTCCAAGGCGGCGAGGAAGGCCGTCAGGGCCTCACCCGTGCCGGTGGTCTCGACCTTGGCGTCTATCTCGACCCGCTCGCCCCATTTCTTCGGGGCGCGCTTCGACGCCAGCCATTGCAGGGCCGAGAGCTTCACACGGTCAGCGGGCGCGGACTCGGGGGTGCATTTCGTCGCAATCAAGGCGATTTGGTTCGCCTCAAAGTCAGCCAGCCCTTCGCGTGCGCGCGCGCACTGTGTGTCGAACTCCGGGTACTCATCCATCCACCGATAGACGGTCCTGCGGCTTGGCATTTCCGGGTCTTTACAAATGGTTACGATGTCCTCGCCCTCGACCATGCGTTCGCAAATACGATTGGCGATCTCTTCGGTATAGCCCGACGACCGGCTGTTTTTTGCCATATCAAGCTCCTTTTCGACTGGGAATGTAGCATGATCGGAAATTATTTTCAAAATAATGAACTGAAGGAGAAAAAAGTGCTTGCACCGAATCAGTGGATATGAGACAAAGGGTCATCGGAACAGACCAACCCAACGGAGCCCAACATGACCAACCGCTTCCCCTTCGCCACCAAAATGCTCAACCTCGGCAAGTTCGGTTACATGCACCGCATCACCAATGCGCTGGTCAAGATCGCGGAGACCGAAGCATTCCTGAACGACAGCGACCTTGATGTTCGCGCCTCTGCTGTTGAGCTTACCCACTACCTGAACAACGAGATCGAAGCCGAAGAGATGGACGCCGAAGAGCGTTACACTGACTGGGCAACCGACTTCGCAGCCTAATCAAATCGGGGGCTTCGGCCCCCACCTACCCCAACCAACCCAACGGAGCCCAACATGATCCGCCAAGTCCAGACCGAGAACACCACCACCACCGCAGTCATCCGCAGCCGCGCTTTCGTGCTGGGTTTCAATGAGGTGAAGACAGGTCGCCCCCTGAACTATGACGCCTTCCGCAATGCGAACGATCAGTGGAATTACGAGCGTGGCCGCCAGTTCGCCCTGTGCTTCAACGGCGCGCTGAAGAAGGGCGCGAAGGTCACCATGAGCGCCTCCGTCATGCTCGGTGTCGAGCTTCACCGCAAGTCAATCATCTGAGGGGGGAAATACCCCCCACCTATTTCCCCTATCAAGGAGCCCAGACATGAACACCACAGCAATCAAGAACGCCCTCTCCTACCCCAAGGCCAAGCGCGGCGATGTCGTCGCGGTCGAGCTGACAAGCTCCTACACCACCGCCAGGTTCAAGACAGAGCGCAGCACCTCCTACTACCTCGCCAAGGCCACCAAGGTGTCTGGCGGCCTCGTGAAGGCCTACAGGAAGGCCAACGGATCCGAGGGCATCGTAGACAGCCGCCACCGTGTGATGGTCATCAGCGGATCCGACGTGCAAGGTGCTGCGCGGGATCTGTTCGACACCGAGCTTGGTGCGATGGACTTCGACAGCATCGATCAGGTGAAGGATGCGATCCGCAGCCGGGTGGAGGCGCTGTCATGATCGCCATCATCGAAGGCGTCCTCGCCCTGATCTGCTTCACCGTCACCGGAATGCTCACCGCGATGCTTTTTTTATAAAAAGAAGAAAAAAGTGCTTGCAACGAATCAGCCCATGTGGTCTAAGTGGGTTGTCGAAACAAACCAGCCCAACGGAGCCCACCATGACCAAGCTGATTAACGCCTACCGCGCCCTCCCCACCCCCACCAACCGCCA